GAAGCCGTAACCGTAACCTGGAAATCATCAAACCCGGCCATTGGGGTGATCCAGTCTCGATGAGAATTCAACAACGACTGAATTCCAGAAGCCAGAAGGTCGCGGTTCAACTGCGTGTTAGCCTTCCGCAGCGACTGGAAGTTGTAGGCGTACTCACGAACGAGCACGAAAATCTGATCCACAATGAGTCGCGTCATCAGGGCGTCCCAGCGCGAATCAGTGATGTAGGTAGTGCGAAGGTGTGAAATTGCCACACCACCATTGCGACCAGGCATCAGTGGCGAGACTCCACCTTGAAGCAAGTCCTCGAAGTCGTTGACGAGCGATCCTCCAACCACGATTTCACGAAACACTGGATTCCCACCCGCGTCCTTCTCAATCGCCAGAAGGTTTTCAAGTTCAGCGGTATCCAGATCGTCAGCGATATCAGGATTTTTGGCCACTGCTGCTGCAACCGATGCAGCCGCATATGCACCACTTTCCAGCGTTCCATCCATGTCATACACGCCGGGAGCCATGAGCACAGCACGAGCATTTGCAATTGCTGCCGCAACTGTAATCGCCTGAGCTTTAGTCTGACCTGTAGACACACCGCAGATTGCAACCTGTTTGTTGTTGAGCAGATTTGCGTTGTTGCATGAAACAGCCAATGCAGCAAGATCAGCAGTGGTTGTGGAATCTGTGAGCCTGAGTCTAATGTCGCGGCTCATTTCAAGAAGCTGCCACGCTGCCTGCCTTTCTGCAAGCGATGGAGCTACACCCTTCTTTGATGGGGTTGCATAGATCGGTGCCACACCACGGAGCAGAAGGAATTGCAAAAGCTTCGTGAGCGAGGACTGAGTACCGAAATGTGCAATCGCGTCTGCGTCCCTTGTAACCGTGTAAACGGTTCCAAGAACACCGTCACCGTCATTGTCCATCTGACCCTCTACCCCAATCGGCAGGAAGACCGCGGACGCTACACGAGCGCCGAGAGTTGACCCGTCGATGACTTCGGGAAAGAGTTGAGTCGAGCTAGCCATATGAAATATCCTCCCTTCCTATTCGTCCAGTGGAACGTTGCCGTCAATTACAAGACCCGAATCCACATCACTAGGATCGGTGTCAATCGGATCAACAACAATGTCTGTCATCGTGAGCGCCTTTCTGCTGAAGACTCTGACCATTAACGTCGCATCCGTTACTCTGAAAACACGCACATCACTGATTGCATCCTGAATAAACCTACCACCGTTGAAGGACAAGATTTCAACGCCGCCTGTGAATTCATAACAAGCTTTCTTTGCCATTTCCCCTTGAAAAGCATTCACAAGCGTTTGATATGCGATTAGTCTGTTGGTAACTCCTCCTGACTTGTCCGAGGCCCACACCCCAATATCGTATTCCAGAACGTGTCTGTTTGACTCCACAAATTCAATATCATGCTGCGATGGCCCTGTAACATTCTCCTCAGTGATGTTGTCTCCAAAGCCGATTCGCTCGTTTCGGTTGTCGTTAATGAAAAAGTGAATGATTGTCTTATCTAGCTCAACGTCTTGAGGCATGTCATTGGAATCAGGCCAATCAAACCTCACATCAAAGATTTCAAGACCACCAGGCTGCGACGTGTCATCCAAGATAGACTTGTCGAGAGCATCTTTGACATATGCCTCAAGTGCTCGGTTGGCTGAAATTAGCCAGTTAACAGGATCATACATGACACTCATGCGTTGAAATCCACCGCCCTCGGGTTGCGTGAGAACATTCCAACACCCCTTGGCCTTCCACTACCGCCGACACGCATCGGGCCAAACACCATTTCCCACACCCTCTCGCCTGCTTTTGTTTGATCTGCAAATTTCAAAGTAAGAGTGAGTGCGCGTCTTCGAACAGGCCGAATAACGCGACGAGGAGAAGTATGAATTCCATATTCAATGTACCAAGCTTCACGAGTATCGTTGTAAACGCGATAAACTCCTCTCGCCACTCGTTGAATTTTCCAACCATAGTAATACCGGCTTGTAATCCGCCGAACCGGAATCTTCCAAGCTGCCGCTGGTAACTGCTGTCTTGGATCGAGTGGGCCTAGAGACATGGCCTTGGAATAGTCGCGGTCAGCACGAGCCAGCAATGACACAAGCATATCCATTCCAATAGGGAAGTTTTCACCGACTTGTTCAAGGTCGCTGATATATGCATCGAGTGACGCAAGCGATTTCTCTGTCACTGTGAAAAGACTGAACGCTGGAACCTTCGCCATTACAAATCACCCAACAATCTCAGTCCTGTCTCCCAATGACCTTTTGGGTCGCCTTCCGGCGCTGGAAGGAGGTTTGCATTAACAACTTGAAATTTCCTGCCGTTGTATCCGATCCAATCCTCGGTTGCTAGACCCCACTTGAAAAAATTCAACTCTCTACCTGACCAATAGACGGGGAAGATTCCAAGATGGTCGTCAGCCTGAACTTCACCGAACAACTGCTCGACTTGCTCTGTGGACAGACGTGTTGCTCGCGTAGATTGAATTGGCTGAATGAATGCTTTGACAATGAAATCAACTGTACCTGATGGAAGCATTCCTGATGCATCACAGTCAGGAGCAAGAGGATGTTGAAGATGCCAAACAGGATCACGGAAGCCCTCGGGTGTTCTGCAAGGGCATGGTGTTGAGGCCATATCTCGGTGATAGATCGCATCCGACCCATTGCTCAATATCAACTGCGCGATTCTGTCTGTAGTTGTAGCCATTACTCGATTTCAACAATCAACCTTGAAATATCCGCATCCACAGGAACAGCAAGACCTTGAGCGATTACAGGTGCTGCTAGCTGACCGATTTTTGACTTACCGATGCCAAGAAGCCTTCCAGCTTCATCCATCATCATTTTCAACGAGTTCTCTTGAGCCGTTCCCGTATCTTGCTTCATCGAAATCAAACCAGCAGTGAATGACGAAGCATTTCCACCAGCGGACATTGTTGAAATAGCTGTGCGAACCAACACCAAAAGTGTCATGCCTTCCAACTGCGAGTAGTTTGCCGTCAACGTCACGTTGTACGGGTCGTCCACCTTCATCACAGATTGAATTATCTGCTCAGCGGCCTGAGTAACAACCCGTTCGTCGGCTGTTGGGTTGCGCATCATTGCACGATCCACGATGGTCTGCACCAGTGTAGTCGTGCCTCCCTGAATTGCCTCTGAGTACGGGGTGAATGCCCCACCAGCGTTCTGCCACCTGATCCTGAACCAATCGCTAGGTGATGTTGCGTCCACAGTTGCGAAGCTGATGTAATCAGGTGGAGAACCGATCGCAGTAATTACCTGAATTTCAGCAAACGGCCCTGTATCAGCAGGGGCTTCCTCTACGTGAAGCGAAACCAAGTCGGGTTCGCTAGGTGGAGTGAAATCTAGGCGAATGGGTGTGGCCACTATCGCCCTCCTGTCAGCTTTGGCTTTTCGTGCATTGTCGATGGAATTTCAAACTTTTCTTCTGCTGCTGAAACCAACTTTGACTTTTCAGCTTGAAGAACTCGACGAAGAATGCCTTCATCAATTCCCGCAGCAAGAAGATGAGGCTTTTCAAACCCAGCCGCCAAGAGCGACCTGACAAACGCCTCGATCTTTTCAAAGACCATTGCGAAGTCTGACCCCACAGCAAAGTCAGTACCAAACTTGAAAACAGTAACAGCCAGTAGTCCAGTATCATCACCGATTCCGTTTTCAAGAGCTTCGATGATCGCTGTGATATCCGCTGACTCGATTCCAGAGCCAGAATCATCAACGACGAATGACCTGTCGATTGCTGAAATCTCTGAACCGCTGGCTTGATCGAAACCGGACTTAGCCAAGCTCGTGAAATTGTCAATTCCAATGCCGCTATCTGTTCCCAGCGCTGAAGCTACCAAAGCTGCAATTTCCTGGCCTGCACCACTGTCGAAGCTTGTCACGAACACCTGACCGCCTAGAACGCCTCCTGACGTTGCACCTACGCCCGAATCCGAGCCTTGGAGCGCTACAACGACCAAAGACCCCTCTGACCCTGTACCGCTCTCAGAAGCGCTTACAGAGGCTTGTGCCGATCCAGTGTTAGTACCCGCTCCTGTATCGGTTCCAGCCTCGCTAGCTGCCAATGATCCGTTGTCACTTCCCGAGCCACTATCCGTGCCTGACGCGAGATACACGAGAACGGCGTTTTCAACAGTTGGGCCATTTGTGTCGAACACACCGAATGCGTACTGGTACGTGGCGTTTTCAACTACACTCGCGTTCGCGTCTAGCCCAGCAAGCGCAGCAAGAATGTTTGAAGTGTTCGCGCCTGATCCAGCATCACTTGCCAAGATTGACGCAATTATGGCTGCTGCATCTGAGCCACTAGCTGTATCTGCTCCTGAAATCGGCACAGTGATAGTGGCTGTATCTGTAACCGTTCCGTTTGAGTCGGACACTGCAACCAGGAACGTGATGGTGCCGGTTTCAGAATCAGTTCCCGAGTCCGATCCTGAAATAGCCGACGCAAGAACACCATTTTGACTTCCAGAACCAGCATCCGACCCTGGAACAGAAACGGTCACAACTGCATTTTCAGTTCCTGATCCACTATCCGACCCAGCAATAGGTGTCGAGCTAACAGCGGCAATTTCCCTGAAAAATACCTTGATCGCATCATATGTTGTTGCACTGGTCTTGTTGTCTGCAATTCGTGCCGACAATCTAGTTGGCGATGTGATAACAACAGGCTCAGGGAAGAAGATTTCAACATGATCCTGACTGTAATACCCAACATTCGTGTCATTTCTGAACGAGTATGGAATCTGAAGAATCGTTGTTTCTGACCCTGGATCACCCGTGGCAATTTCAATTACAAGCTCTCGTGTTGTATCCACAGCCAGAGCTTCATCAACCTCGAAACTGATTCCTGTAATTGCAATGTCAAACGACCACGCTGCCAAAGCTTCTGCATATGCGCTAAAGCCCCATGCCGATGCCGGTGTCGAGCACACCACTCCACTCGAAGCATCCGGGCTTGTGAAAACAACGTCAGGTCTAGCGGTTGGAGCTACATAGGTCTTGAAGGCCGCAAAGCAACAGACCGCAATTTCAGCGGCAGACCATGTGCCGTTAGCAGCGTAGGCTCCCGTCGCTGTGACGTGCTGCCATTGCGTGACAAGCTTGTATCCATGCGTCAGGTTTTGCTCGTTTTCCTCTGTCCAACTACCAGCGGGAGTAGACGACCCACCGTTAATCGAACCGCCCGAGTACGCCATTCCAATTAACAGGTCATCGGCTTGAGCCGTTGTTGGCGCTGACCCTGAAGACCATGCCGTGACAAGACCTGTGTTAACTGAAATCGCCTTGTCAAGAACGAATGCTGTAGCAGGCCAACCAACATCCGAATCCCAATAGGTCAGGTGAGAAGCAAGCGTAGCCGAACCTGAGAGCGTAATTGTAATCGTCGCTCCACTCAGACCAGCAGCAGGAACTGTGAGATATGCAATCGCACCTGTTTGGTTGTCGCCTGAATTGCTGTGAGCACTCGTAGCCACTCGCCATGTATTTCCAGCATTGTCCGTAACCGACACAATTGTAATTGAGTCAGACTGATAGCCAAACCGAAGAACGGCCAGTTTTCCAGCAGCGATTGTGACGCCTGTAATCGTGTGCGTCGTTGCCGCTGCGTCGTCAGTCGTTCCTACAAGATGTTCGGTTACGGTCGCCATTAGGCAGTTTGGTAGAGAAGCTTGATCCCTGTGTAGGTGTAAACGGTTGTTGCGAGGCTCTGAGCCACACGAACTGAAATGCGGGTATTGGCCGCAATCTGCTTAGGCTCAGGAAATACGATGAAATTGCTTGGAACGTATCCAACGAGCGTGTCTCCTCGATAACTAGCCGGAACCTGGATAGCTAGAACCTCGCTTCCTGAACCTCCGGTAGCCAATTCAAAAAGAACCTCGTAGGTTGTGTCAGCAGCAGCCGCAGGCGTAGACCACATCCATGTAAACCCAGCGATGTAATACGTCGCCGTGATCGTGTTTACAGGAACAACTTCGGTATACGCAGAAAATGACCAAGCAGAACTGCCCGAGCTTGCCCTTGAAATACCTGCCGCCGCTGCCGGATACGACAGATAGCGGTTGGTTGTGGTGGTTGCTTGAAATTCCTTCGTTCGACTCAGAAGGTCTTTCGTTCGATCAAGGGCAAGCTCGCGCTCGATCTTTTCTTGCCACTCTTGAACTTCATTCGATGGTGGGACACCCGCCCGTCTTCCAGTTGACTTTCCGGTGAGCGGGTCAAGCAACAAGCCTTCCATTCCGCCCCCTTATGAAATCGTCAGTGTCCCTGTCATCGTCCAAGTGCCTGTCGTCTTCGTGCCAAGTGACTGAACCTTGCGATTCAGCATTGGAGCAGAGACAGTTGTGGCATTCGCTGTGCCGTTGTCAACTCCCCACTCCTGCCATGCAAAGTTTGCCTCACCTGTAAGGAAATCCGACCGCCAATCGACAGACTGATTTCCATTTGAACCAGGACGCTGAGGATACGACGCAACCTGCAACTTGAATTGCCGATGTGTTGCACCAGCAATTGCCTGAAGGTCGGTCTGTGTAGCCGCCTCAGCCGTGTTGGAATCACCAACACCGATTCGAGAGTGTGTGTTGTCGAAAACTGCCGTCGAAGCAGGAACGGCAATTAGGTTGTCTTCCATTCGCTGAATTCCAGCGTTAAGAAGAAGATTCCCGTTGATTTCAAGACATTCCTCTGGCTCACCAACGATCTTGCGAAGCCAGTCACTTGTAATTCCCTGACGAATTGGAATCATGATCGGACGGATTACTCCACCAATCAACTCGCATCCGTCCTGGATGTGATGCACACCCATCTTTTCAAGACGGCGTTCAGCAAACTCAACAGCATCCTGACTCCACTTTTCACATAGCCAGTCGAAATGCCAACGAGCCTCATCATGACTCTCTAGCTCGACACCTACAGAGCCATGATCCTTTGTTCTCATCGCATCAAGTCCAGATTTCATTTATCCTCCTCAATTGCCTTGTCCTTGAGGAGTTTTGAAATGTCCTCGTCAGTCTGACCAGCCTTTTCAAATTCCGCCTTGGTGATCTTGTCGCCAGGTTCCTTCCGAACAATTTCGCCAGTAGGAACACCAACAGTGATTCCAGGGTGGACTTCTCGATCCTCAAGGACTGGCAGACCTACAACCTCTTTCACGGTGTAAGTCATTTCAGTTTGTCCTTTCACCAATGGGCGGCAGGGCTAACCGTACCGCCCACTGTGTTTTCAGATGTGAGGAAATCACTACGGGAGAGTGATAACCTCGACGGACTCCTCAAGGGATGCGTAGATGCCACGCCGCGTCCTACCGACGATCTGCGTGTCGATGAGCCGCGACAGGTCAGGCCGATCTGCGTCGATGCGAAGATCGTGATGAACGAGTTCAAGCAGGGTGCGCTTGGGAGCGATTGCAAACACCTTACCTTGCGGAACGCCAGGGTAGACGTACTGCTCGGTTCCCATTTCAACCGTCGCACCGTCGTAGTAGATGATTGTGTCCACAGGGACGCGAGGAAGTGAATTCCCCTGAGCGTCTTTGACGGGCTGAAGCAAAGCCTCCTCGATCTGAAAACGATCAAGTTCAGAAGCAAGAAGCACAGTCCATGTTCGCTGCGGAACAGCATTGATCGCGTGCTTGTATGCACTCTGAAAAGTTCGCAGAGTTAGTTCTGCCTCAGAAGCACCAGCCGTCGTGTCAGCAGCCGTGTTGTTTGCTGCCGGATAGCTTGGTGTTCCGTTGGCGTCATGGTCGTAAAGGAAAATCGCAGACAGGTGAGCATGATTGAGGAAATAGTTGTAGGCGCGTCCGAAGCCCTGGTTTACAAGTTCGAACGACCAAGTGCTATCCCACTCCTCCATGTCCTCCGTCCACTCGAACCCTGCGGCCCAAGTGCGGAGTCTCGCCGTTGCGGGCACACCCTTCTGCAACGTTCCAAACTGAACCTCGCCACCTTCCAGCTTTTCAAAGAAGACGACGTTCGCCTGAATCGTGTTTTCACCGATATCCACAGACCGTCCTGGAAACGGGCCAGGAATTCGCCGGTAGATCGGCTCGTACAAGATCGGAACTTCAGCCTGTCCGAATGCAACATCGACACGCACCTTCTCGACCAAATCCATCAGGCCGTCTGAGGTCGAAATCATTTCGCCGACAGACTTTTTCAGAAGGATTTCATCCAACTCCATCTTGCCACGACGCTCGGCAAGGATTTCGTTGAAACTGAGAATTCTAGTCACGAGTTTTACCCTCCCTTCTTACAGATGAACAAGCTTGACAGTTGCGTATCCGCCTGAATTGCGAATACCTTCCACCTTCGCTACAGCAAGAACGGGGGTAGACCCGTCTGCGGGTGCCGCAATTGCAGAAAGGTCAGTCGAACCCTTCTTAAATCCAGCACCAGTTGTCCAGCCGAGGAAATCCCCACGTGCTGCTGCGGTAGCCGCTGGAACCTTTACACGCCAAAGGCTCTCGCAGACTTCCAGAGCAAACGCCCGGTCAACCTCGGTGGCGTCGATCTGATCCATTGCAAAACCCGTCCAACCGTCAATCCGGTAAAGCTCACCTTTTTCAATCAACTGAGCAGCCGGAGCAACAACGTCAATTGCTCGACCATCGGTGATCTTTCTACCCACTGAAAAACACCACCCTTCAATTACTGATTGTCGTTGGTGTCGTCGTCATCGGCATCAAGCTCGTCCTGACGCTTTTCAAGTGCTGCATCCACAGACTTCAGTTCCTTGCCGGATGCCTCGTACTCCTCCGCAACAGCGTCAAGTTCTTCCTGACTTGTTGCGGCCTTGATCTTCTCCGTGAAATCAGAAGCCTTCATTCCAGAAGCCCTCTGCTGACGGATGTGATCCCGAAGGTCATCAGCCTTCATTTCATCGAAGTCCTCAACACCATCAGGAAGGTCAAGGTCTTCGTCCTGCGCAACCTTGACAAGATCAGGCTTCTTCAAGCCGCTGAGGTTTTCAGCATTTCGACGTGCCTCTGCATCCACAGCCGCCTCATACGCAGAAGTGCCGTCCTCAAGAGGAAGCATCTTCTGCGCCTCGGTGTGTCCGACAGGCGAAGAATGAGGCACTGCGCCTAGTACGATTCGACCTTCCACATCCTCCTCCATTTCATTTCGAGCAGCAACCGCATCCTGATCGTCCATCGTGGCTGCGGGAAACTGCTTGGGATTTTCGACTGTTCCACTTGCAGGCGACATATTTCAGACTCCTCTCTACGCGAAAGTTCGCTTGCGCCGCGTGAAGTTTTCAGTCTCGGTCTTTGAACCCTCGGTGCGCTCGTCACCAGGAGCACTCTTGCCACCCAAGTGAGCACCGCCACGACCTTCGACCCTTTCACGTCCACCATCGCCGCCCATTTCACCGATGACGGCCTTGATATCCTCGTCGGCCTCAACCTTGGCGCTGAAATCCTCCTCGATCTTGGTCTTGAGGGCATCGTTAAGCTCCTGCCCGTCGTACTCGGTATGCATTTCACCGATCATTCGGTTGACAATGCGCTGGCCCTTCTCGTCCTTGACCTTCTTCGCAACCAAGGTCTTGATGAAATCCTTCACATCCTTGGTCGCTGTCTCCTCGATCTGAGCAAGCAACTTCTGAAGCTTTTCAATCGGGTTCTCACCGTCGGTCAGCTTCATCAGTTCTTTGATCTTGGCGAAGATTTCAAGCTCAGGCTTGGCAGCGTCAACAGCCGCCTCCATTTCACCAACCCTCTCCGTCAGTGGCTCCGTTGCCTGACGCTCGATTTCCTTGACGAGCAGCGGCGCATGAGTCCGAAGCTCGTTTTCATCGAGAGCCGCAATATCCTTTGGCTCCACAGTAGTTCCTCCTCTCGATTTCTGTTCGCCGGTAAGTGCAGCAATTCGTGATTTCATTCCCGACCGGCCTTTGCGGGCGAAATCAATTGTCTCCAACTCGAAATCGACTACTTCATAACCTCCCTTTACGGGTCGAAGGGTCGTATCGCCAAACCAACTAACTCCATCAATAGCTTCGTTTTCAAGAAGAACCCTAGCGCGAGCGCCAGGAAGAACGTAGCCCTTGAAACGCGCAACTACTTTGTTGCC